ATTCTAAAATCATACACCAAAAAAGCAAAGAAGCCCGTGAAATGAGAATGAAAGTAATATATTCAAAGTTATATTTAGAATTAGAGAACACGGACAAAGACGAAATTATTACGGACATAATAGATAATAATTGCTTTACAACTTACATTGAATTTTCAAGGTATGGCAGCGTATTAGGTCAAACCGATGGCGCTTATGATTGGCTAAAAGGTTTAAACAGTTTTGCAGGGAATGGATTTATTGATAAAACTTATACACCTCTCACAATGACTTTAACAGAATTAAGTGATTATTGTTGCGATGTTTTATTTAATGGAAATTACACTATAGACTAATGGCAGAAGTAGTAAAAATAGAAGTCGAAGTATCAGGGGACGGTGCAGCAGCCAAGAAGGTAAAAGACATAAAGAAGGATTTACAAGACACAGGCAAGGCAGGCCAAGAAGCCGCCGATGGCATTAAAAGGATAGCCCCCGTTGCATTAGATGTACGACAAAGATTAAGAGATTTACAAAACCGAATGGCCGAGATTGGCGATGTAGGCTCTAAAGAGTTTCAAGATTTAGCAAGAGAAGCAGGTGGTTTAAAAGACCAAATGAACAATGCAAACGCGGCGATTAAATCAATGTCTGCCGATTTCCCAAAGTTACAATTAGGAGTTCAAGGACTCCAAGCAATGGGAGCAGCCGCACAAGCCGCTACAGGGTTTCAGGCTTTGTTAGGTACTGAGAATGAAGAGATAACAAAGTCTATCCAAAAGATGATGGCAGTACAAGCCTTGTCTAATAGTTTAATGCAATTCTCTAATCTGTTATCTGATGAAAGCGCGCTAGGTTTAGCATGGAGAAAAACTTCTTTATTTAGATTAACAAAGCAAGTCAAAGCCTATAATATAGTTCAAAAGGTTCGTAATGTTTTAGCAATTGCCTTTAATAAAATAACAAAAGGTAATCCAATAATTAAATTAATATTAGTTGTAGGTGCTTTAATTACTGCAATGATTGCCCTTGCTAAGAATATTAAAAAGGTTGGGGATTTCTTTTCTTGGTTAGGTGATATTATAGTTGATAATTTTACGGCTCAAATGAAGTTCTTAGGGATTTTAGATAAGGAGTTTGAAACGATTGGACAACGTGAAAGAAGATTAAGAGCAGAGAAAGCAGCAGCAAGAAAAGAAGAAGCACAAGCGCACAAGGCAAGAATGAAGGAAATCAAAGAGCAAGGCGCGGCAGAGCGTACTGCAATTGATAAAACTATAAAAGCCTTAGAATTAAAAAAGGACACGCTAGAGGCAGAAGGAAAATCGAGTGATGAAGTAACTGTTAAAATATTACAATCAGAACTTGCTAAATCTAAATCAGTACTAAAAGAGAACCTCCTTAGGTTAACTTCTCAAATGCAATACTATGAAGCTTTAGCAGCTTTAAATGGTCAAAACGAAGAGGATTTTAAAGAGTCGATGAAACGTCAAGGAACAGACCTTGATAAATTATTAGCAGATAGACGTGAACAAATTAAGGCAGATGCTGATAACGTACAATTAGCAGAGAACGATATAACAGAATTTAAAAGACAGCAAGCAGAAAAGCGAGCAGGTAATGTTAAGACAAATTTAAACGAAGAGAACAAAGCCAAAGAAGACGCATTAAAAGCACAGCAAGCAATAGACGCACAAGCGGCCAAAGATGCAGAGGCAAGACAGAAGGAAGCAGAGAAAGCCGCAGATGATTTATTCAATAGAAGAGTAGAAGCAAGGGATAAACTTGCTAAAATGGAACGTGATAAAAACGCCGATGAAGCACAATTACAATTAAATGCCTTAGAAGATGAGCACGTTGCAGAGATGGAAGTTCTCAGTGAGCTTATACCAGAAGAAAATGAATTAAGATTAGCACTAGAGCAAGAGTATTTAGAAGCAAGACAAACCATATTAGATGATGCCGCAGCGATTGAGAAAGAAAAGAAAGACGAAGAGCGAAAACAATTAGTTGAAGATGTACAACAAAGCGGTGAGGCTCTTTTAAGTATTGCAAAAAGTTTCAATTCAATAACTACAAGCAGAGATATAAAACGGCTTAAAGATAAACAGTCCAGAGGTGAGCGATTAACTAAAAGCGAAATTAAACGACTAGAGCGAGAGGAGAAAGTACAAAAGGCTTTTGCTATTGCACAGGTAGCAATTGACACAGCAAGGGGTATAAGTGCGGCGGTTGCAGCGGGGGCAGGGCTTGTATTTCCCGCTAATATTCCCGCTATACTTGCAGGAGTTTCAGCGGTTATAGGTGGAGTAGCACAAGCAAATACAATCTTAGGAGAGTCTAGTAGTATAGATGTTGGCGGCGCGAGCAGTTCAGTTGGGGATATTTCAAACGATGTAACAGATAACGCACAGCCACCATTAAGAACTATTGAAAGTGGAAGCACTTTGCTTAATCCAGAGCCACAGGTTGTAGTAGTTGTAGAAGATATTAACCAAGGTCAAAACTCTGTAGCGGTTATAGAATCACAAGCCAGTTTTGGATAACGAAAAACCCCATAGAACAGTATCCTATGGGGAGCTAAATAGGTAGGCACGCCGCCACCCTTCTACGTGATTATTGGTTTCTATTTAGCGAAGACTATTAATGTCCGTGATTCACTCTAGTTAATTTTGCTCCTGATATAGGCTTACTAAAGCCTTTTAATTTTTCTAATCCAGAACTTCTAGTTTTTGAAGGTGCTTGATACCTAGATTGTTTTAAAAATTTATAATACATATCTAAATCAGAAGAAGGTTTTTCTATCCTAAACTCTTTAGTTATTTCCAATTCATCTAAAACATTAGGGATGAAATCAATAGAAGTTAACTTAAAGTAAGCACTAATTAAATCTTTATGCTTTCTTCTATCTAACATTTCTCTAACTGTGTAGTCTTTAATCTTACCAAAACCCATTTTAGATTTAAATGTAAGTACTCTTTTATTCGGAATCATAATCTTTATTTTGAACAAATATAATAAAATAAAACTAACAATTCTTAAATCTTATAATACTATAAGGTATGGATTTAATAGAGTTAGAAATTCCCGATAGTGAGCAGTTAGATTTTCAAATTGCACTAGTAGACCAGCCAGCAATTGAAAGTGATTGGATTGCATTCGATAAAGTTAAACAACGATTCCAAATAGAGTCTAAGGATAAACGAGTAGTAAGCGGTTATGCAATGATTGCAGACTTACCCATCCCTAGACGGGGCGAAGATGGTGCACAGTTTAACGTAGTGTTTAGAAAGGACGGAATACAAAAGATAGCGTTAAACTTCTTTAGAAACGGACTAACAGCCAACACAAATACTAATCATGAAACGGGTAAATTTTCGCAAGGGGTTTATGTATTTGAATCTATTATTATAGACTCAGAGCGTGGAATGAAAGCACCAGATAAGTTTAATCAAGAGGCTGACGGTAGTTGGTTTATATCAATGAAGATAGACAATGATGATATTTGGAAAAGTGTTTTAGATGGAACGTTTAAGGGCTTCTCAGTTGAAGGATTATTCGAAGAATCATTTGTTAGTCAGTTAGAAAGTATTTTTAAAAAGTACAAAGACCAATCTAAATAATATTATAAATAAACAATTTATTAATTATGAGTTTAAAAGAAGACGTAAACAAGCTACTTGTTAAGTTCGGATTAACGGAGTCAGATGTTATTGAAACAAAAGACGAAGCGAAAGAAGAAGTTAAAAAGGAGTTTGACAGAGAGAAATTCGAAGACGTTTCTTTGCTTGATGGTACAGTAATAATGGTTGAACCTGCTTTAGAAGTAGGCGCGGCAGTTGTTGCAATGGATGAAGAAATCCCTGTACCACTTCCAGTAGGTGAGTATGAACTTAATGACGGACGAATCTTAGTAGTAGTTGAAGCAGGTGTTATAGATGCTATCAATGAAGCTAGTACAGAAGAGGAAGTTATCGAGGAAGAACTTAACGAAGAAGTTAAAACTGAATCAACCGACAAGGAACGAGAAGCAAGAAGAGTTATCGAATCAATCGTAACAGAAAAGGTATTTGCATTAGAGGAGAAATTCAAAAAGCAAATAGAAGACTTAACTACTGCACTTTCAGAAGAGAAAAAAGAACGTGTAGAGTTTAGCAAAGAATCTTTAGAATTAATTTCTAAGATAGGCAACGAGCCGAAAGAAGAACCTAAACAAAACAAGCGTTTAGATTTTAGTAATAAAAGAAAACATTAAAAATAAAAAACAATGGGTTTTAATACAGGAGCATTAAGTGCTTATATCGAAGACCAACAATTTGATTTACTTGCACAAATGCAAGCGACAGGTGGTTTGGCAGAAGTTGTAAATTTACAGGATGGAATTAAAGGAAGTTCTCATTTACAATTCTTATCTACAGATGTGGTTTTTGCCGCTGATGCATGTTCAAGAGTTGCAGGTGATACAACAACATTTACACAAAGAACAATTACAGTAGGAGCGATTCAAGTAAACGAAGATTTATGTGTAAAAGATTTAAACGGGTTCTGGACTCAGACACTTGTAAGAATTGGAGCAGAAGGTGAAAAGGAATTACCCGCAGGAATTGAAGGTGTTTGGTTAGAGAAGAAAATGAACGCTTTAGCTAATCAATTAACTATCTCTGATTTCCAAGGTGATACAGGGTCAGGTACAAACAACCTTTCTTACTATGATGGTTTGCTTAAAATAGCAGATGCAGATGGTACAGTTATAGATGGGAATACGGGAGCGGTAACAGTTGCAACAACTATTTCAACTACTAATATTCTTGATATTCTTGATGCAATGTGGACGGCTATACCTGACAATATTTCAGAAGCAACAGACCTTTCATTATGGGTTCCAACTTCTATTTATAAAAAATATGTTGTAGCACTTAAAAACGCAAACCTATTTCACTTTAAAGGCGAAGATGGAATTGAAATGCTTTATGGTACTGATGTAAGAATTAGAAAAACAGTTGGTTTACCCGGAGCAGCAGGTAGTGAAAGAATGATACTTACTAGAGATTCAAATATAACTATTGGTTCTGATGGAGCTAAAGATGATAGTGATGCTTTGGAAATGTGGTATTCTAAAGATGATAGAGTAAACAAAATGAATATCACATTTAAAAGAGGTGTTCAATACGCTTTTGGAAATGAGATTGTAGAATTTACTTTAGTACCTTAATAATAATATTTAGGGGGTGAGAGTCCCCCTTATTTAAAACTTAAACAAAATGGCAGAACAAGCACCATGCCCATTAACTCAGGGCTTTTCATACGAGTGTGATGATGCAGTTGGAGGTATCAAACAAGGTAGTATATTAATTACTGCTTGGGAGAATATAGTAGCAGGCAGTACAATTGTAGCGGGAGAAGTGACGGTATTAACACAAGAAACAGCTACAAGTTTTTATAGATACGAAGTTAAAAAGAATATAGCAGGAGCAGTTACAACAGAGAACCATGACCCTTTATTGGGTACAACGTTCGAAGAGACTGTAATGAGCTTTATGATTAATAAACTTTCTAACACTAAAAACGTAGAGTTGAAACTATTAACTTCTAATCCAGTAGCAATTATTTATCAAGACTCAGCAGATGGTTTATATCATATTATGGGACTAGATAGCGGAGCAGAGAAAATGGGTGGAACAAATGGAAGTCAAACGGGAGTTCTAAAAGGCGAACAAAACGGCTATCAATTAGCGTTCACATCACAAGAGAAAAACTATCCTTACACAGTTGATTCAACAGTTGTAGCAGGATTAACAATAGCTTAAAATTAATTAGGGGTTTTACTTTTAGGAGTGAACCCCTTTTTGTATATTTACAATTATGAAACTAAAAGCAAAATGTATCGGTAGTATAATGAATGGTAAGGCAGAGAACGGCATGTTAATTACTTGTACTATTGTAGATGATAAGAGAGTTTTTAAGCTCTATAAAGATTTAGGTTTTGATGTATTTGAAAAGAAGGTAAAGGATGAATCTACAAAAGGGGATTCTAAATAGTAACGTTTCGCTACCACTCCAAGAGTCTACGACTTTAGGCGGTTCGGTAGTGTATTTGTTTGAATGGCAGAATGACCAAACGAAAGTAAAGTACTATGCTATTTGTCAAGATGTGTCCACGATTGGAGCGCAACGAGACAGGGCAAATATGTTTGACATTACAGAAGGAATAAACGACCCTTTATTATCCAAGGTAATACTTGGGAATGTTGGTAGGTATCATTTAACAATATGGGAACAACTAAGTACTACAAACTTAGACCCTACTTTATCAGATGTATTAGAGCCTATCTTTAGAAGTGAATGTAATCTGTTTAGCACAGAGACATCACAATATATTGCGCATGAACAAACAGTAACTTATATAGCACATGAACCTTCAATCTAATTATTTTATTGGTAGTAGTGGAAAACTCTTAAAGTTTGACGCTCACAAAGTACCTGTGTTTAAAGAAGAACGTTCTGTTGATTGGGTAACTTGGGGTTATGATGCTACAGATAGAACATGGAATAATCGTTACGGTGATTATTTAATATGGCTTTATAATTCAAGCGCAAAGAACAACGCGATTATAAACGGAAAGAATACTTATATCGTTGGGGATGGTTGGACTGTCTCAGAACAAGGTTTAAGTTTTAAAGATAAGATACAAGCAGGAGGATTTAAAGCAGGCTTAGAGGCTTCGAAAATCACTCGTGATATTTCACTTGATAGAATTATATTCGGTGGGTTTGCTACTGAGGTAATCCCTAATAAAAAAAGTGACAAGGTTAATATGCATCATATAGACTTCTCTAAAATCAGAGTAGGCAAAACTATATGGAATGAAGACGGTATAAAAGAACCAACAGTATATTATTATACAGCCGATTGGTCAAGTAGAAAACCAATTAACAACCCAGACTTTACAGAGTTTTTTGACTTCCCTTGGGACATATCAGAAATGGATTCAAGCAAAAGGTATATTGTTTACTATAAAGACTATAGACCAGACTTACAAGAATACCCATTACCTGAGTACATAGGTGCTATTCCTTACATTTCAGCAGATTACGAGATAGGAAACTTTACTTTTAACAATGTTAAGAACGGTTTCAGCGGTGGTTACTTGGTTAACTTCTACAATGGAGACCCAACAGAAATACAAAAGGGACAGATTGAGGATAGATGGAAAGCAACAAAGCATGGAGGGGATAACGCAGGAGAACCAATATTATCATTTAACGAAGATAAGGATTCAGGTGTAGAGATAACGCCACTACCTGCAAACGGTCAAGATGATAGATTCTTAAACCTTAACGAACAGATAAGGGATGAGATTTATACAGGTCATAATTTTAACCCTACGTTAATAGGTTTATCTAATTCGGGAGGGTTTAATAATAACGCTGATGAATTAAGGGTTGCAGGTGAAATGCTGCAAAATACTTATGTAACAAAACAACAGGGAGTTATTGAAGACTTCGTAAATAGTTGGGCTGATTTAAATGAGGTTAGAGGAACGTTTGAAATACTTAAATTAAAACCAGTTTCAGACCCTGTAACAGAAACAGAACTTTCAGATATACTTACTATTAACGAAAGAAGAATTAAAGCAGGATATACAGCAATTGAAAGCGGTGATGTTATAAAGCAAGATACTACAACGCAATTCAATTTCAAAGAAGAGAATGATGAGAAAATAATCAAACACCTCTCAATGTGCGGAACTCTTGACGAGAAATTAACCGTTATAGATTCAAGGCAATTTAGTTTTGACAATATAGAAGATGCAAGAACCCAAGGGGATAAGTTTAAATTCGAGTCTAAGAAAGCAAATACAATACTTGGCTTGTTAATATCAAACCCAACACAAACACCTAAACAACTTGCAGACGTTACAGGCTTAACTGAGGAAGTGGTAAACGATTTACTAAACGAATTAGAAGGGGAGAATTTAATAGACCCTGAGAACCAACCAACGGAAGAAGGACAGAAAACACAGCAAGAGATATTTGTAGTTTATAAATACGCTTTAAGACATGATGCACCTGCTTTATCTAAGGGTGGAAAGTCTCGATTATTCTGTAAAACATTATTAGGTTTATCAGAGTTTAGAAGTTGGACGTTTGAAGATATTGAATTATTAAATAACAGACAAGGACTCGATGTTTTTAGTAGCAGAGGAGGATTTTACTCGAATCCAAAACTAGAAGTAACAACACCTTTTTGCCGTCATATTTGGGAGCAAAGATTAGTAACTAGAAAATAATGGCAAGACCAATTTTTATATCAGAGGGATTCTTTAAAGAGAATAGCGCAGTTGATGAGAACGTCGACATGAAACAAATTAATCCAACGATTTGGCAATGTCAGATTCAACACATTCAAAACGTATTAGGGACTAAGCTCTATGATAAGATATTAAGCGATATAAGCGCAAGTACTTTAACAGGTGACTACCTTACATTAGTAGATGATTATTGCGCGGATGCTTTAGTATATTGGGTAATGTATGAGGTTCAAATACCTTTATTATTTAAGTTTAGAGATAAGAACGTTTCTAAAAAGAGTTCAGATAACGCATTTCCAATATCAACAAAGGAATTAAGTAGGATTGAAAACAGATATAAAGACAAAGCAGAGTTC